GGAAGTCAACTGATAATGCGTGTATCAGTGCATGAAACCTCATTGTTGTACATAGTGTTTGACAGTAGATAGTTTAACGACGTTGCGGTCGGAAGGTAGTTTAACGACATTGCGGTCGGCTAATGTAATAGGTAAGTGTGTATTGGACAATGTGGTGTGTACGTGTAACACCTACAATTCGCGTCCGGTCAGACTGTAATCGAGAGCCAATACCTTATCCGTTCCGGAAGAGGTGTAATGGTGTTCGAAACCGGCCAGACCGAAGTCACACTCGAGCTCAGCAATCTCCAATGGTGTGAGAGAATAGCGAGCCCAAACTTCGTGGGAGGGAACAGTGAAGTCAGCGTAGACGCTGTCAGAGACCTTGTACTCAAGCATGCCTCGTACCACGGAATCCATCTGAGCAGTAGGCAAACCCGCCATGGAGCGCATGTTCGACAGCAAGGCGAATTGCGCGTGAGGGTATGCTCCCAGCAGGAGTGAGGCTTGAAATGACTCGGCACGTTGACGCAAGGGTGTCGAACTCGACCCAGGAAGGTCACCTTTACAGGTGCCACTGAGACGGAGTAAAACACCGATGTTAAGCAACGGCCGTATGACCCCGTCGGTGCAACGAACGGGGGAGTGTTTGAGAAACTGTAACTGATGCCAATCGGAGCAATCTTCACAGGTCACGATGTAACCAACATCCGCCGCGGCTCGAACAATGTCAGAAGCCCCGCGAATGTTGACGGATTGTGAGATGGATAAACCTATAAGTATGTTAGCTAAATTATTTATGATGGTGGTTAATGTGGAACCACTGTACAACCGAGGACCGCTGGGCCGCAAAGTGACTCGGCGGGACTTGTTGTTCAGGTCGTATATGGTGATGTCTTCCTGGCACTGATCGATGAGTTGTTGTGCTTCGGATTGTAAATGTGGTGGAAATAATTTCTTGAGCGCGAGGAACAACTCTGTGGTGTGAGAAGCGTCGCAGCTGGATATGTCTACGTTGTAACGGAGAATTACCCCATCCTCACGACGATACGAGAGACATGAATCGTCGGAGAACAGGACAAAATAAAAACGCCCTTCGGGCTCAATGAGTTGAGCGAAAACACGTTCGAGAGTGGCGGGGTCTGGGCTCGGGACGAACTCAATCTTTCCGCCGTTAATGCACAGGGGGTGGTCGGCCATTGCCATCTTCATGAACTTGGTCAACCGAAACCCTTGCAACGAGCAAGCGACACCGAGGTCGCCTATCATTCGTGGCACTTTGCCGGGC